GCGAATGTTTTAATCATCATACCCACATTCTTTCTATCCTCACCCAAATCACCTTTTAACCAATGTCCTACAAATAAAAATGCAAATTCTTCTTTAATTTGGTCTAATTCGGTAACATGTGCTACCACATCTGTTCCAAAATCTTCTTCATCAAATCCTTCAAATATAATTTCAACAGGCTTTTCAATTCTATGTTGTTTAATTAATTGTTGTGTTTGATTATCTGCTTCATTGTATATTGTATCAACTAAACTCTTTTTAGAATGTTCTGATGGTACTAATATTAAATCCATTCTATTACAACCATGAATCCAATCTAATGCACATGCGGTAGTTTCAATTGCTGCAGTAATACCAATGTTATAAACACCCAATGGTTGAAATTCATTTGGAACAGTAACTTGAATATAAATGTCAGGTTTTTCTGTAATTTGTGGAATGATATTATCAACAACCCATTTATGAAAAGGTTTATCATAATTAAGTGCATCCATCGGAGTTGCTCCCCAACGTGTACTAATTATTTTAATATTAAATTTATCTAATTTATAAAGAGAGTGTAATAAATCTCTTGCGTGGTCACCATATCCACTTCTTGTTGCTACCGGTGCTTGAAATACTAATGTTGGTTTCATACTATAACTCTATTAATTTAAATTTTTCTTTTGGTTTCCAATTTGCAAATGCTCCTTCCATACCATCTACTAATGCCTGACACATTGCTTCTCTACTTAATTTTCCCTCTCCTAAGAAATGTTCTCTACCTTTTAATCCGGCAGCTTCTCTATCTTTTTTTGGTGTTTTGTACCAATCCATAATTAAAGGAGTAATATCTTCAAAATCAACTCTATCATCAAAAATATACGGAGTAGGTACTGAACCCGTTGATGAACGAACTGGCCACATCGGTTTAACCCAATCTCCCCAAGTTACATTTTCTTTTTTATTTTTATCATGCAAAGAACCAATTTCAACATAATCTTCTGCGGTTAATAACTTACTCGTTTCTTTGTCTCTAAATCCACATTGGTCTTGCAATCCACCAGTTACGTTTACAATAATTGGAGTTCCTGCTACTACCGATTCTGCAGTTGCTAAACCAAATCCCTCATTAGATGCAACGTTAATTGTAACATCACCAATATTATAAAGATAGTTCAATTGTTCTTCTGTATATCTATTTGGTGCAAATACTATATTTGTTTCAGTTGAACAACATTCTTCAATTGTTCTTGGTAAATCCGTTCCATGTTCTTCCACAGGTTGAGTATGCATTAATAAACACACTTTACTTCTTTCCTCTGGTTTTAATGCTTCTACAAATTTATCAAATGCTAATATAACATCTATTGGTTGTTTTCTTCTAATATTTCTATTATTCCAATATAAAACAAAATCGTATTCTTTATCTCCAAATATTTCTTTTTTAAATTCTTTAGGAACTTCAATTGGTTTGTATAAATCGGAATTGATACCATGTGGTACATAACTTACTTGCCAATCTGCAGGCTTAGTCCAATGTTTTTGTTTATCCCAACTCCAAACTCTTTTAGTAATACCATACGTTTGTTTTGAAATACATCCAATCCAATCGCAACTTTCATAATAATCTCTATTATATTTTGGGTCTGGTAAATCATCCCAAATATGATAAAAGAATAAAGGTACTGATTGACGGATTTCATGTTCGATTTCATATAACCAAATCCAATATCGTGGGTCTGTAAAGTGTAAGATTGCGTCGGGTTTTTCCTGCATAAGTAATTGACGAATTGCATCTGGATTACCATAACCATCAAATGGAATAACTTTAACCAATGCATCACTTACACCAGTTTGTTGTTTAACATCATCGGATAAATCCAATATTTTACCTTGTTCAGGATGTCTAATTGCTGCACCTAATTGTACCCAATCGTATTTATCAACCGTTCCTAATACTAATTGTTTGGAAACATTGGCAATACCACTTGCCATTCTTAAATCATCTGATAATAACAGAATCTTCTTTTTTGCCATAACTTTTAAAATATATATTGTTTAATTTAAATTTTTTAATCCTCTATCACATATTCCCCTATCAAAAAACTCACACCATTCGCATAGTTTAGTTGCGTTTTTTGGATATTCTATATCGGTTCTATAATTACCATCTTTGTCAAATACACTATCTACAAACTCCGTAAAACCCTTCCAGGCTTTATTTACCGATACTTTACCATTTGCAGGTATATGTTTACTAATTCTATGTGTTGGAATATCATCTCTTACTTGTACTTTTCTTTTCAAAATGATAAATTCAACATCAATTACATCTTGTGAAATATTTAGTAATTCGGCATAGAACTTTTTGTATAATAGGATTTGTGCACTTTTAACTGGGTCTGATTTTTGATACTTACTCCAACCTCTTGTAGAAGTTTTAAAGTCAATGATTCTATATCTACCCGTAAATGTATCTCTAATAATCAAATCTATGAAACCCATAAAATTTACATTCTCAGAAATCTTTGTGTTTATAGGTTGTTCAATTGCTACCAACTCATCGTGTTTTAACGAAAAGAATTTGTTAAAGTTTTTTGATTTTTGGAACCAATCTAATAAGACATTTCCATCTTCCAAAAACTCCACCATTTCTTCTTTGGTGCATATTGTTGTGTTTCCTATTTCCCCTTCGGTTTCTTTAAGATATGCATCTCTCATCCTTTCTTTTAGATATTCTTGTAAATCAATCATTTTGTCAGCTTGTGACTTTGATATTCTTAAACACTTCTCTAAATAGTTTTGAAGTGTTTCATGCATTGCAGTTCCAAAGATTGAATGAATATTAGAAGAATTTTCTCCTAACTTGTCTATGTATGCTAATTTGTATTGTTGTGGACAATTATGCCACATACTATATTGTGAAAATGATACTCTTGCCATATAATGTAATATACACTAAATTAATCGTTTTACCAAATTATTCTTTGGTTTATTTTTTGTATCACTTACATCACTTAATTCTATTGGTAATTTTAAAAATGAATTTCGTAGATTATCTAGTTTATCATTATATTCTTTTACATATTCTGGAGTAGCACTTGGTGTACTATCCATATATTTTAATATAGCTTTTAATTCTGTTTTAGTTTTTTTAGAACTTATATTTTTCATTTTTTCTTTAAATAATTTTCTAACACTTTCTTTTGCTGTCGGTGTTAAATTATTTAATGAAGAATGTGGTGGTTGCCATGCATAGTAAAAATCAATATTATCAGTACTTTTTATAAATTTCTTTTCTTTCATAAATTTAATAAAATCAAATATATGATGTACATTCCAAATGGTTGTTGTAAATTGAAAATTATAATGTAATTCGTTTGTAGACTTTTTATCACCTAACTTTGCACCATATGGTATAAAATATTTTCTAACTTTTTCCATATTTTCAATAAACGTATCATGCTTCCAACCTGTTCTAATATATTCACCAATTTCACCAATACCATCACATGATATTGATAAAAATACTTTTTTAAATCCTTTCCACATTTCTACCAAATCCGTTTCTTCAAATTTTGTTATTGATAAATTTGTATTATAATGAATTCTTAATTGTCTACAATCTCTATCTTCATCAATTGGCATATTATTATATAACCATCTTAAAATTTTAAAATGGCCTGGCATAATCAATGGTTCTCCACCTGCAAAATATATACTTTTTATTCCTTTAAGATGTGGTATTAATTCATCAACAATGTTGTCTCTAATACTAATAACTCGCTCTCTACCTTTCATAAATTCCGGTTCCATAATTTTTGCATCATCATACCAATGCGATGATGAATCATGTCCACACATTCTACATTTAAAATTACATAAATTTGTAAATCTAATATCAATATGTTGAAATTGGGATTTAACGGAATAATCTTTATTTACTTTTGGATGATGCCATAAATCGTTTGAATTATAAAATTGTCTTACGCTAGTTTCTCCTAAATCTTCTTTTTTATAACAAACTTCACAAACTTTATTTCTTTTACCCGTCATCATATCTTTTCGGAGTTGTTTCATTTTATCCGAATTAAATATCTCTTCAGCGGTCATATCATTTAAATTCATTGCAGGTTGGAATTCTTCTGCAATTCCACATGGTTTTGTTTGGCCATCTGCTAATGAACATAAATGCATGAATGGGAATATACAATAAGTCTCTGATGGTATTTTTTGCATATTTTAAAATTGAATTTATAAATAATTATATTTTTAATTTTAATTTAGTTATTTGTTTTTTATCTATTGCATATTTTTCACAAACATATTTAAGATATTCTCTACCTTCTCTTGTAGAATATAATACTTCTAAATAGTCTATTGCTTGATTTTCTGAACAATCATATTCTTTCTTTAGAAGGTCTACTATAAATTGTTCATATTTATCTTCCGATTTACCTTTAATATATTTCAAAAAGTATTTACCTTTTGGTATAACATTGATATATAAACTATACATTTCTTTTGGAGAAAGAGTTTGTGTTAAAGGTAATATAGATGCAACCAATTCAACCCATTCCGGTTTCATTGATAAAAATCTATTAATCATAAAATTACTCCAAGTTTTTAAATCCTCATCAGTAAGTTTATCAAAATATTTTGGGTCTTGTAATGTAGTTATTGCATTAATATGGTCAAATAACTTTTGCGCCATTATTCTATAATTTTTGTTTCTTGTAATTCCTGTGGAAGTAATTCATTTAAAGGTTTTCCACAACTTGCACATACATACAATTCAATTGGCATAACTGAATCTTTGGGTGCGCCTGTTAATAATCTACTAATTTTTTTAAATCGGTAACCTGGTAAAAAAATCTTTCCACCACAATCACAATCCATATCTCTTGCGTCATTTAAATTAAAATTCGGCGGTAATTGTTGTTGTTCCATTATTTTATAATATTTAATATTTGTATAATTGTAGACATAAATACAATTTCTTTGTCTACTACCAATGCATCTTTTGAAAGACCATCTGCAATAGTTAAAATTACATTTGCTACATTTCCTGTTGCATATTCATCCACTTTGTCGTATAACATTGTATACATTTCCGAATAATCGTTTAATCTATTATCTGCTACTGCTTGTCTAATTTTCATAAACATATTTCTCTTATCGTCATTTTCTTTTAATAAATCAATAAGTTTAGTTGCAAAGTTTGCTTCAACCATTACTCTATGGTCTACTTTCAATTCACCCTTTGCCGATTGTAGTTGACAAGTA